AGAAAGAAGGGCAAAAGGTTACATCAACAGATATAAAGAAGGCGCTTGCAGGTTTCCATGAAAAAGATTTTTTCATAACCGAGTGTAAAACGTGCTCCACATATTTCCCGGATCCGCAAGGCCTCCTGAAGTTTGATGGGCTGGCCATAAGGAAAAGTTATACAAAACCATGTATCACCGGGTATGAGGTCAAGGTGAGCCGTGGGGATTTCCTTCAGGATAATAAATGGCACCTCTATCTGCAATACTGCAATGAGTTTTATTTTGTAGTGCCCGCCGGGCTCATTGCAAAAGAGGAGATACCTGAAAACGTGGGCCTCATATATTACTATCCTGATACCACTGTGCTGAGAACAAAGAGGAAGGCTCTGTATAGAGAGATAGAGGAACCGATTGGAGTATATAAATACATAATTTTTAGCAGATTCGATCAGGATCGCATACCGTTTTATGAAAAACGTGCCGAATATGCCCGGGATTATCTCAATGACAAAGACAAGAAGCGGCAGCTTGGAGCTGCATTTGGAAGCAAGATGGCCAAAGACCTGAGAGAAGCTCAGGAAAAGCTCAGTAATATGCAAAATACTGAAACTGATGTGAAATTCGCAAAGGCAGTGGAGGAATTGCTGGAAAAGCACAATATTGGATGGAGATGGCACGGGAGGAATGATGAGGAGCTCATAAATAAGATGGATGAGGCATTGAGTAGCAGCTACCCAAGAGAGCTTGCAAATGTAGAGAGAAGGCTTCAGGGAGCCTTGGATGAGCTCACCTCTATTCAGGAGAAACACACTAAAAAGGAGGTAAAGGCGTGAATATAAAACCGATTAAAGCAATGCTTCATACAGCAGGAAAGACAGATGAAGAGATATTGAAACAAAGCGGACTCATAAGCCCCGAGGAAATTTCAAAAGCAAGAAAGATTATAGAGGCATGGGATGGCATTGAGGTGATTGTGGATGCAACACTGATCAATGAGCAGATTCAGCAATATGCCCTGATTGGCTGGGATGAGCAGGATTGTGAGATTGATGGCCGGATAAAAGAGGTAATTTACCTCATGGAGCAGGATCCCATGTTTGGCACCTATGTGAATGATAGGGAGCGCTTTGAGCTGGATTGGGCTGAGAAACGCTATGAACCGGCAGGCAGTATTGTATTTGAGCCTGAAGATATTGAAATCTTAGAGGAAACACCGGCTCAGAGGCTTGCAAGGCTTATCACAAACCACCCGGATCTCCCGGTGATCCCAATGGTGGATTGGGAAGTATGTGCCGATTGCGCCGGAAGATGGGCGGCAAACATTGGACGGGCCTACATTGCGGAGTATGTATGGGAACCGGACAACCGCAGCGGGGATCCGAATATCCTATACAGATATAAGGCGGTGGAGCTGGTGGATGCCATGGCCGAAAACGCAGAAACCCGCATAAAGCCTCAGGCTGAGCCCGTTTTTGTAAAACCGGATCCATTCTTTCCTGAGGATGAAACAGAAATAAAGAGAAAAGCAGAGGAAGAGAGGAAACGTATATATGAAGCCGCCCGGCAGCAGGCGTGGGAAAAGGTGAACAGTATGCGGTGGAAGAAAGCTCTTTTTGTAGAGATTGACCTCCCGGAAGATTTGGAGGAATGGGTATGAAAGAATATGATGCGCTGATAATCAAAGGGAAATGGCTTGGGAAGATATTTGCAGAAAAGGATCCAAAGGATTGGGAGATACGTGGCAGCAGGACAGAGAAGCGTGGCAAAATCCTCCTGATTGAAAGTGGCACCGGCATGATAGTTGGCCAAACGGAAATCACCGGATGCGTAGAGCTGGATCTTGTGGATTTTGTTCACCATGAGCATCACCACAAAATCCCGGATAGCCTTCATCAATACAAATTGCCATATCCACATACATTTGCATGGCAGATAAAGGGATCCAAGAAGTACAGAGAGCCCATATCATACAACCATCCTCAGGGAGCAGTGATTTGGGTAAAAATACCGGCAGAAATATTGAAGGGAACGGAGGCCGAGAACCTGATGAGGGAGGAAAATGGCAGAGTTTGATGATTTCATGGCAGTATATGAAGAATTTGCAAAGCTCAGACCATTATACATGAGCTTCAAGGAAATAAAGACCGGGATCCCAAGGTGGAGGATGCACATATTTGTGAAAGGCACCGCCCCAAGCGGAGGAGATATGGAGCTCCTCTGCATTGAGGATCCTGATAAAAGTAAATGCCTGAAGAGGGCTGCAAATACGCTGAAAGAGAGGGTAAAAGTTGAATAGAAGGCAAAAAAGAAAACAATTCAAGAAAGCAACCGGCATGACACCGGAGCAATGGGAAGTCTATTGGCGGGAACATTGGCCGGAAATTGTGGCCGAGGGCATAAAAGAAGCCGGAGAGAGGGCAAAGCAAGGATTTATTCAGTTAGCGGCAGCAGTAAGGGAAAGCGGCAGGCTCATCCAAGAAGAGATGAAAGAGTGGGCTGAAGAAATCCAAGCGGCAGCAGGCTTCATGGAAACAGAGGAGATGCTGAGCAAATCCTTGAATTTGCCGGAGGGAACTGATAAAGAGCTCCTTCAGGATAAAGGCCTAAGAACTGACCGCTCCGGGGCCTATTGGCATTTTTACTATGATGAAGCCAATGAGGAGTATTTTGTTGAGCTGATTCAGGAAAGGAGGGAGCCGGATGGTAGCAGCACTCATTGAGATCCTGAAGGTTATGGGATTGATAGTGGCAGTAATATTTGTAGCAGGCGTGATCATTGTGCTTGCGGCGTGTGTAATATTCATTTTGAAGGAGATGGCAAAGGTATGGAAGAAAGGATAAAAATTTTTAGAGAACTAATGGGAAGCGTGTGCACGGATGAGTTTATTGAGCGGTTGGAAAAAGAGGGGTACTTCATAGCTCCGGCAGGGATGAAACACCATGGAGCATATGAAGGGGGGCTCTTCCATCACTCGTTGCACGTAGCGTATGAATTGAAAAATTTAACGGAACGCCTTGAACTACAATGGGAGCGCACAGAGGGGCCGGTTGTGGTCGGATTTTTACATGATCTATGTAAGATACAGCAATACATAGCAATCCCCACTCCAACAGATGAGATAGAAATGGAGCAGGGCCCGGAAACATACACCGGAAGATTCTATGAATGGAATAAAAAACAGAATTTACCCGGGCATGGGGAGGCAAGTATTTTCAGGCTTATGGAATACGGAGGGCCTCAGCTCAAAGCTGATGAGATGTACTGCATCCGGTATCACATGGGAGCATATCAGGGGCAGCAGGAATGGGAGGCGCTGGATGCGGCAATCAAGCAGTACCCCAATATCCTATATACCCATTTGGCAGATATGATTGCATCAAAACTGAAAGGAGTATAGGGATGAAAAAGAAGCGAGGAGGCAGCAGGCGTGAATAAAGTATTTTTGATGGGAAGGCCCACAAAGGATCCCGAGGTGAGATATACGCAGGGAGAAAAGCCCGCAGCGGTTGCACGGTACACTTTGGCCGTGGATAGAAGGGGAGAGGGTGCCGATTTTATCTCTTGCGTGGCGTTTGGCAAGAATGGAGAATTTGCTGAGAAATATATTAAAAAAGGCACTAAGATAGTGGTTGAGGGCCGAATCCAAACCGGTTCCTATACAAACAAAGAAGGGGCAAAGGTTTACACCATGGATGTGGTGGTGGAAAATCAAGAATTTTCCGAGAGCAAGAAGGGTATGAGCGAAGAGGACAGAGAGGCAAGAGATCAGGCAGCAATGCAGGGCTACCAAAGCACCGGGGATGGTTTCATGAATATTCCTGAGGGCATAGATGAGGAATTGCCTTTCAACTAAGTAAAAGGGAGGTGCCGGAGGTGACAAAGGAAGAGCTGGGGCAATTATCAGATCTCAGGAAAGAGATCAAAGAGCTGGATGCGAAAGTAGAACGCTTGCAAGAGCAGAGGGTTGGGAAAGTAACGGATAGGGTACACGCTTCCATGAAAGAATTTCCCTACTGTTATACCACCAAGACAATCACCGGAGTGGATCAGAAGGAGAGCAAGAAGCATAGAAGAGCACTCACAGAGAATGAGCTGCTATTGCTGAAGCGCAGGCGGCAGGCGGTAGAAGAAGAGTATAAAATATCACAATTTATCAAGAGTATCAATGATAGCAAAATCCGCAGGATAGTGGCACTCAAATATGAGGAGGGGTACTCTTGGGGGAAAGTGGCTGAAATATTACATTGTGATAGAACATACCCGGAGAAACTACTCACCAAGTACCTGAAGGAACATAAGGAGGAGAAGAGAAGATGATCATATTGGTTGTATTCGCAGTGATAATATTGGCCATCACGGCAGCAGGCTTCATTTTTTATAGAATCGGGAAAGAGAAAAACTTTATCAGACAATGCGGCGGCAGAAAAAGAAAATGAAACTTTCTCACAATTCTCACTTTAGATATGTTATATTGCTATCAGGTGAAAATGTGTTGGCTTATCCCCAAACCTATTTTTATCCAAGCACTCAGAGCATCATTTCCGGCAGGAAGTGGTGCTCTTTGCGTATAGAAAGGCGGGGATAATATGAGCAATATCCAAAAGAATATAAACAAGGTGCTGCTTGCACTCAGGACAAAAGGCATTGTATATAAAATAAACTCAAAACAATTTTACTCATCCGAGCAAAAGCGGATCATAACCAAGTATATCCTCTTTGAATTTAGCGAGTGGGAAGATGGGGAGCCCTTTTATAGCAAAAAGGAGCTCCTTTTATATTTGGTTGAGAGATGGAAAGAGGTGAATGGCGGTGACGGTGGAGGAGGCAAAAGCGAGCCTGAATGATCAGCAGATAGCTTTTTGTGAGCACTACGTGGCAACTCTGAATGCCACGCAGGCCGCCATTGATGCCGGATATTCTGAAAAAACTGCCCGGCAACAAGGGAGCAGGCTGTTGACAAATGCTAACATAAAAGTATTTATTGATGCGCTACTTCAGGAGTTGGAAGATCAGAGGATTGCCAAGGCAGATGAGGTTTTGCAGTTTCTCACGGCAGCAATGAGGGGTGAGGTAAAGGATAGTTTTGATCTTGATCCATCATTGCAGGATAGAATGAAAGCGGCTGAATTACTTGGCAAACGGTACAAATTATTTACAGATAAGCATGAGATAGAGGGAAAATTGGAACCCGTCACAATAATAAATGACATTCCAAGGCCGGAGAACTGATGGAAGTAAGCCTGAAAGATTTGATTGCCCCGCAATTTTACTCTATCCATTGGGATATTTTGGAAGGCAAGCACACCCATTACAAGCTGTATGGAGGCAGAGGATCCACAAAATCCTCTTTTGTGAGTATTGAGATCATATACGGGATGATGCAGGATCCAAATGCCAATGCCGCCTGCTTCAGAAAAGTAAAGGACACGCTGGCAGAGAGCGTATTTGAGCAGCTCCTTTGGGCCATTGATGCCTTGGAGGTATCTCATTTGTGGAAAGTCACTCTTTCTCCATTGAGGCTCACTTATAAGCCCACCGGGCAGAGGATTGTTTTCAGAGGATGTGACGATCCGAACAAAAGCAAATCCATAAAGGTAAGAAAAGGCTATTTCAAATACATATGGTATGAGGAGCGGGCAGAATTTCCCGGGGATGAGGATGAGCGTAAGATTAACCAATCCCTCATGCGTGGCGGTGATAAATATGTGGTTTTCTACACATGGAACCCGCCAAAGAGCCTCAACTCTTGGGTAAATCAGGATGTGTTGGAAGAAAGAGAAGATACTCTTTGCAACCACTCCACGTATTTGACGGTGCCAAGGGAATGGCTGGGAGAGCAATTCTTCATTGAGGCAGAGGAACTCAGAAAGAGGAAAATCCTTGCATACCGCCATGAGTACCTTGGAGAAGCCATTGGAAACGGCGGCAAAGTATTTGATAATATCATCATACGGAAAATCACGGATGAAGAGATTGCAATGTTTGACAAGATCAGGCAGGGCCTTGATTTTGGCTTTGCAGCGGATCCGTTGGCCTATGAGAGAATGCACCTGAATAAAAAGCAGAGGCGGCTCTATATTTTTGGAGAGGTTTACCAAACCAATCTCAGAAGCTCAAAGGCTGTGGAATATATCAAGATCCTCAATCCTGAAAATAAGATCATCACAGCAGACAGTGAGGAGCCGAGAAGCATTGACACATTCAATGAGCTTGGCCTCCGGGTAGTAGGGGCAAAGAAAGGCCCCGGCTCTGTGGATCATGGTATTGCCTATCTTTCAGATGATTTGGATGAGATTATCATTGATCCGGTACGGTGCCCGAATGCGGCCCGTGAGTTCAATTCGTATGAGCTGGAAAAAGATAAAAATGGCAATTTCAAAGGCGGTTATCCTGATAAGGACAACCACAGCATTGATGCAGTGCGCTATGGATTAGAGGGAGATATAACAATGAAAAAGGCCAAGATCAGAAAGAGAGCCAAGGTTGTGGGCTCATAAGGAGGTACGAATGTATAAATTTACATACCCGGCTGAGCAATGGGATGAAGCAGCTATTGATAAAGGCATTATACTCAGCCTGATCACAAAACATTATGGATTGATTGCCGAAAAGGCGAAAAATAAAAGATACTACAACGGGCAACATGAGATCCTGAACCGGAAGCGAGAAAAGAACGCACCCAATAATAAAGTGGTGTGCAACCATGCGAAGGACATAACCGACACGGCAACCGGATATTTCATGGGGAACCCCATCACATACTCCAATACGGGCGAGCAGGACATTGATCCGCTGCTGAAGGCATTTGATGATGCCAATATTGATGATGTGGACAGTGAAAACGCCTTGGAGGCTTCCATGCTGGGCCTCACATATGAGTATGTATATGCAAAAGAGGGGCAGAGCACACCAACCTCAAAGAATATCTCAGCGCTGCATACCTTCATGATTTATGATGATACCATTGAGGAGAATGAACTGGCAGGCGTTTACTATTACCCGAAGAAAAATGATGCCAAGGAAGTTGTGAAGTGGGTGGCCACGGTAGTGACCGCAAACTATAAATATCAGCTCAATATTGAAAACTCCCCGGATGTAGAGGGCACGATAAATGAAAAACCCGAGCCTCATTATTTTGGGGAAGTGCCTATTATTGAATACCTGAACAATAAGGGAGGCATTGGAGATTTTGAGCAGCAAATCCCGTTGATAGATGCCTATAATACCCTGATGAGTGACCGGGTAAACGATAAGGAGCAGTTTATTGATGCTCTTTTAGTGCTGTATGGATCTATCTTGGGAGATGATGAGGAAGAAACCAGCGAGGCAGCCAAGAAACTCCGAGAGGAGAAGCTCTTGGAGCTCCCGGTGGATGCAAAAGCCGAGTATCTCACCCGGCAGATGGATGAAAATGGCGTGGAAATACTTAGGAAGGCAATAAAAGAGGATATTTATATGTTTTCCCACGTTCCAAACCTTTCTGATGAGAATTTTGTTGGCAACTCTTCAGGCGTGGCAATGGAGTACAAGCTGCTGGGGCTTGAAATGCTCACCAAAGTAAAGGAGAGGAACTACAAGAAGGGCCTCAGAAAGAGGATCAGGCTGTATTGCAATTTCCTTGGAATGAAGGCTATTGCGTTAGAGGCTGGCTCCATCATTCCATCCTTTAGCAGATCCCTTCCTAAAAACCTTCAGGAGCTTGCGGGTATCGTATACAACCTGAAAGATGTGGTATCTATGAAAACCCTGCTGAAGTTACTGCCATTTGTGGAGGATCCTGATTTTGAGATTGAAGAGGTACAAAAGCAGGCAGATGAAAGCATCAAACGGCAGCAGGCGTTGTTTAGCAGCAATCCGAACACTCCACCTCCTGATCAGGTAGATTTGGATAGCGAGGATGAAGAGGAAGGCGTGACCGGTAAAGAGGAGAAAAAGCCTGCTGAAGAGAAGAAAGAGTGATGTAAATGGGATATTGGGAGAACCGGCAGGCTCAGATCATGTATGAGCAGATGGAAGATGCTGAGAAAGTTGCCCGAGAACTGGCCGACATATACGCCAAAGCCACAAGAGAGCTCAATTACCAAATAGGAGAGATATTTGATAGATTTACAGATAAACATAATTTGACAGAAGATGAAGCCCGGAGGCTGCTTGGCATGATGAAGGATCCTGCTGATATAGCAACTCTCCGGGAGGCGTTGGCCAAAGATCCAAAGAATGCCGCATTGCTGGCAGAGCTGGAAAGTCCAGCATACAGAGCCCGAATTGAGAGGCTGGAAAATCTGCAAAATGAGATTGATCGAATGATGCAGGAAATATATGGCCAAGAGAAAAGTGCTACCTCAGAACATTATGCCAATGTATTTCACAATTCCTATTATCGGAATATTTATGAGATACAGAGGGCAGCAGGCTTCCAATTCTCTTTTTCTGCTGTGGATCCATATATGCTCAATCAGATGCTTGCAATGGAGTGGGCCGGTGGTAATTATTCCTCACGAATATGGAATAATACGGAGGCGCTGGCCAAGGAGCTGAAGGAGCAGCTTATCATGGGCTATCTAACCGGGAAACCCGAGGCTGATATGGCCGCCGAGATTGCAAACAAATTTGCAGTTGCCAACTATAAGGCCCGGAGGATCGTGAGGACAGAGAGCAATTTTCAATCTGCTCAGGCCCAACTCTTCTCATACGAGGAGGCTGATATTGAAAAATATATGATTGTGGCCACGCTGGATCTTAAAACCTCAGAGATATGCCGGGAGATGGATGGAAAGATATTTGCAAGGAAAGATGCAAAGGTGGGTGTAAATATCAACCCATTTCACCCGTTTTGCCGCACCACAAACGTTGCAGTGTTTGATGATGATGATCTGAGCACCCTGAAAAGGAGAGCCCGGGATCCGGTAACGGGAGAAAGTAAACTCGTGCCGGCTGACACGAACTATAAAAAATGGTATCAGCAAAATGTGGCCAACAATCCAAAAGCTCAGGCAGCGGAGAAGGCGGTTAAGAATTGGAGCGCCGACACGAAGCAATATGAGGCATATAAAAAACTCATTGAAAAGAAGCACATTGGAAAAACATTGGCAGATTTTCAGGAAATGAAGTACACAAAGCCTGAGTTTTATGATATGCTTAAAACAGACTACCGGAGGAGAAACACCCTCAGGCTCCATCCCGAGAAAGCTCTTCCCGAGATGGAAACCACCAATTTGCCGGAGCCGAAGTTTACCAAGTACCTATTTGGTGGAGAGAACCCGGATGGACTTGCCAAAGGAGCTGCATTTGAGAGCCGGTTGGGATATAATGCGGATAATTGGAAAGAGTTGCAAAGAGAAATAAAGCAGGCAGCGCCTAAATATCCGGCCACAATCAAAGGCTCAAATGATTACGGCGTGAATTATGAGCAAAAAATTGTGTTATATGGCAAGAATGGAACGCCCGCCAATGTGGTTGTGGCATGGTTCAAAGATATAGAAAAAAATGAGATGAGAATGGTATCAGCATACATCAAGGAGGTGTGAGCGTGTATAAAGAATTTGAAAGAGTGAAATTGAAAGATGGCCGCATTGGCACAGTAATGGATCACGCTGGCCCGGATTATGTGGTTGATGTGGGAGAAACCGAGGAAGATTATGATACTATCTTGGTAAAGCCCGAAGAGATTGAGGGCAAAGCGGAGTAAATAGAATAATTTTGGCAATCAGCATCATGCAGCAGTGCATGGTGCTTTTTTGTACCCATTTTTCAGAAAGGAGGAGCACCATGAAATTATGTGAAACAGTTGAGGGAATGAATAGCCCGGATTACAAGGAGCGTTTTATTGCAGAATATCAGCAACTTGCCATCCGTTACAATGGATTGAAGGCAATGCTTGATAAATGGGATAAAGGAGAGCTGAATTTTAGCCCTACATGCCCGAGAAGCACATATAATATGCAGATCAAAGCAATGACAGATTATCTTGCAGTGCTTGAAGCAAGGGCGCTGATGGAACACGTTGAGTTGCCTCTTGTGGAGTAGAAAGGCGGTGATCCTTCCATCTCCCCGGCTGAGGGTTAGAAAGCCCGCCCTGAGAGCCTCAGGAGAGCGTTAAAATACCGGAGGCAATAAAATAATCAATAGCGAACCCACGGGGCCAATCTGAGGCAATATGGGGGCGTGAAGGAGGATAAAATGAAGTATATGAACAATCGTTATGGATGCAGCAAGATATTTGGCAATGCAAGATGCAAAATGCCTATGAATTTACAGTTTTTTGCAGAACCGGATGGCAATGGCGGTGGAGCCGGTGGGGCAGCAGGCAGCGAAGGTAGCGAACCCGGAGGAGCAGGAACCGGAGAAGGAGGGGGAGGCAATCAGGGCGCACAGAGCTTTGATGATTTCCTGAAAAATCCTGCAAATCAATCTGAATTTGATAAGAGAGTGGCAAAGGCTTTGGAAACGCAGAAAGTAAAGCTCACCGCAGATATTAACTCTCAGATTGAGAATGCAAGAACCGAGGCAGAGAAATTGGCCAAGATGAATGCAGAGCAGAAAACTCAGTATGAAAGAGAGAAAAAAGATCAGGAACTCGCCAAGAGAGAGGCAGAGCTGACAGCAAGAGAGCTGAAGGCAACCGCAAAAGAAACTCTTGTGAGCAAGGGCCTTCCTGCATCTTTGGCTGATGTACTCAATTATGAGAATGCTGAGGCTTGCAACAAATCCATTGAGGCTGTTGAGGCAGCTTTCCGTGAAGCTGTGGCGGCAGGCGTGGATGAGAAGCTCAGAGGCGGCAAACCGCCCAAGAAGGCACCGGATGGCACGCAGCTCTACACCAAGGAGCAGATCGAGGCTATGACACCGGAAGAAATCAATAAAAATTGGGATGCTGTTCAGGCATCTATGAAAAAAATGAGCTGATAAGGAGGAAAAAATAATATGTCAGTAACAAATTTTATCCCTACTATTTGGAGTGCCCGACTTTTAGAGCACTTAAATAAAACCCATGTATACGCCGCTCTTGTAAACAGAGATTATGAGGGCGAGATCAAAAATTTTGGTGATACCGTGAAGATCAACCAGCTTGGCCGTGTAACCATCAAGGACTACACAAAAGGAAAGGATATTGACGATCCCGAAGATCTGAGCGGTGATCAGACCATCCTCACCATTGATCAGGGAAAATACTTCAACTTTTCCATTGATGATGTGGATAAGGCTCAGGTAAATCCTAAGCTGATGGATGGAGCTATGCAGGAAAGCGCATATGGCATGAATGATGTTACAGATCTGTTTTTGGCAAATCTGATGGCCGTAAACGCTCAGAACAATGGAGTTTTAGGCACGGATGAGAGCCCGATTGTTCCCACCAAGAATGATGCCTATGATTATCTTGTGGATTTAGGTACAGACCTCACAGAGAAGAATGTGCCTATGCAGGGCCGTTGGGTAGTAGTACCGGCGTGGTTCCATGGCCTGCTCTTAAAGGATCAGCGCTTTGTTGGAAATGGTACTGATTACAACAAGGCTATTTTGCAGGGCGGTGAAGTCGGAACGGCAGCAGGCTTCAGAGTATGGTTATCCAACAATGTACCGAACACTGAGGGTACCAAGTACAAGCTGATTGCCGGTACAAACAGAGGTGGATCCTATGCAGAGCAGATCCTCAAAACAGAGGCATACAGACCTGAGAAGAGATTCTCTGATGCTGTGAAGGGCCTGCACGTTTATGGCGGCAAGATTGTACAGCCTAAGTGCTTATCAGTTGCAACCATGAACAAGAAATAATGATGAGGAGGTAAGCTGATATGTGGATCCGAAACAAAGTGACCAATACGCTTCAGGAAATCCACAACGCAGATGTGATCAAGATCTGCAAAAAGGAACCTGAAAAGTATGAGTTATCTGAGGAATATCCCGGAGATAACGAGGAAGTGAAGGCAGCAGCTCAGGCAGCAGCAGAGAAGAAAGCTGAAGAGGAAGCAGAAAAGGCGGCCAAGGAGGCAAAAGCCAAAGCTGAAGGGGCGGCCAAGAAAGTTGAGGAAGAGGCAGCTCAGGCGGCAGCAGGCGGTGAGGGAGCTGGCAATGATGCCACCCCGGAAGATTACGCCAACAAGAAAATTAACGATCTGAGAAAGATTGCCAAAGAAAAGGGCATTCAGGGCTACAACAATATGGATAAGGCCACTCTTGTTGCAGTAATTCAGGCACACTAAAGCCTGAGGAACGGAGGCAACAATGGCAGAAACCGTATGGAATGATTTGAGCATCCTGAAAAAGCTCACCGGGGAGAGTGATGAAGAATTGCTCTCCCTTTTGCTGCTTATGGCAGAGGAGAAGCTCTTGGAGCTCACAAATAGAACCAAGATGATACCGAAGCTCACGGCGGCAAAAAGGGATTGGGCTGTAATTGCATACAATCGCTTGGGTATGGAGGGCGAAAGCTCACGAAGCCAAGGCGGCATATCCTCAGCATTCATTGAGATTCCAAAGGAAATTGAGGAGGCAATCAGGGCCAACCGAATTGCAAGAGTTGGAGGAAAGGTGCATGAGAAAACCGAGGATCAGGATCAGGAGGAACCTGCTGAAACCGTATCATCTCAGACGGCGGCAGCCGGGAAAGGATAAAGAGGGTGGCAGTATAGTGGATTATGCCGAAGCAGTACCGATTGAGGCAGCAGTTTGGGCGGCAGGCGGCAAGATTCAGGCTGAAATGTATGGAGAAAGGCTTGCATACATGAAAAATATGCATTATGAAGGCAACGAAACCATGCAGGAAGGTGATGGAATATGCGTGAATGTAGGCCCGGAAGATCCACCGGATTACAAGGTTGTTGCAATTAATGATGATTTCATCCCGACACAGATCACACTGGAAAGGATTTGATACTATGGCAGCAGTAAAAGGCGCAGAGAAGCTCATGAGGCAGCTCAATAATTTGGGGAATATCAGCCCGGTTTTAGAGAAGGCAATGCGAAAAGAAACGCTCAGGGTACAGAGAAATGCTGTATTGCTTTGTCCGGTAAACCACGGAGAACTCCGGCAGACCATAAAAACCAAAGTGGAAGCCACGGAGGGGATGGTTGTTGGAACGGTCTACACCAATAACAAACACGCTGCATATGTGGAGTTTGGAACCGGGCCGGTTGGGGAGGCGAACCACGAAGGTATTTCCCCGGAAGTAAACCCGGTATATTCATCAAAAGATGGTTGGTGGTTCCCTGAACGTGGCAAGGATGGCAAGCGAAATGTTACGCCTGAAGATGCCGCAAAATATCATTGGCCGAGCATGACCGCCGAAGATGGGAATAAGCTGTATTTTACTCATGGCCAACCGGCACAACCTTTCATGTACCCAGCGCTGAAGGGGATGGAGGATATTGTGTGCATGAACCTGAACGCAGCTCTTGTGGCCGGAATTGAGAAAGTTTAGGAGGCAATCAGATGATCAATGTAAAAGATCAGGTATATGCTGCAATCAAAGACATTGCAGAAAATGTGGGAGATACATACCCAACAAATTGGGCTGAGCTCCCGGCTATTCAGTACACGGAAGAGGATAACTCCGTATATGAGAGAACCGGAAAGGGAGAAACCAAATCTCATCTTCAGTACCGGATAGATATTTGGCACAACAGATCCACATCAGAATATGCCATTGCCGTGGATGCGGCTCTCTCAAAGCTGGGGCTTGTGCGTACAATGTGCATGGATGTTCCTGATCCGTCACAGTTAAAGCATAAGCAGATGCGCTATGAGGGCATTATTGATGTGGAGAATGAAAGAGTATATTTCAACAAATAAGGAGGTAAAAAGCAAATGTTAGCGAATGGCACAAAATTTGGCTATAAAGAAAAAGGAGCATCAGGAGATTATACCGACATTTCCGAAGATCTGAAGGAAACCCCGGAGCTTGGTGGAGAGCCTGAAATGGTAGATAATAGCGGGCTCAACGATAAAAATAAGAGAAATGAGCCGGGCATCTCTGATCTTGGAGATCTGACTTATAAATTCAGGTATACAGACAACACAGAAGTAAATACGGTGCAGAGAGTAATGCAGGGAGCACAGAACGAAAATAGAGTGCTCTCTTTCTGTGAAACCCTGCCCGATGGCACCAAGTTTGAGTATGATGCGATTCCGAGCGTTAAGGTAACCGGCGGTACGTTAAACAATCCGCTGGAGGTAAATGTAAAAATGGCGGTACAGAGTGATATGAATATCACATACCCTACAGCATAAAAGAAATAGGAGGATAAAAAGATGGGATTTTTTGACAATTACAAGGATAAGAACGTGGCAGCAGTAGAGGCGGCAACTCAGGACACAGAGGCACTGGAAGGGGCAGAGGCAACCAAAGAAGAGGAAAAGGTTGTTGAAATGCCGAAGAAAAAGCCCTTTGCTATTTGGAATGTGAAGGGAGAAGATTACAAGATGGTTTTGGGTACTCAGGATATTGTGGCGTTGGAAAGTAAGTACAAAACCAATCTCATGAACATCATGGGAGCCGGAAATGCAGGAATGCCCGCTTTGTCGGTGATGCTGGATGTGGCTCATGCAGCTCTGAAGAAATTCCACCACGGGATTTCAAAGGATGCTGTTATGGCCATGTTTGATCAGTACATCAAGGAAGGCGGCTCACAGCTTAACTTTTACACAGAGGTTTATATGCAGATCTTTCAGGTGAGCGGTTTTTTCTCAGTTTCTCTCACCAATCAGATGCAGAGTGCATTGGAGGATGCCAAAACGGTGCTGTAAAAGAACCTGAAACAGTAACAGAAATAATTATGGGCTTGTACCCCTTGTTTTTGGATATGGGGTATGAGCCCTCTTTATTTTGGATCCTGAGCCTTCAGGAGATCAATGATCTCATGGAAAGCTATGCCCGGAAAGAGGAGCGGAGGAGAAAAGAAAAAGAGGCTGATATTAGAGATCAGGCAATGCTCCTCTACAACCACGCAATGCAATGTGCAGATGCAATGGCGGCAATCATGCCGGGCAATCAAGAGCATAAGAGAACCTCATTGGGAGAGTATTACCCCGAATTGTTCCAGGGCCAGAAAGAAGCCGAAGAAAAGGCACGTATTGAAAAAGAGCTGAAAGTGCATAAGGCGAGAATGAAGGCATACGCAGAGGCAAACAACGCAGCACGAAGGAAAGCGGGTGAGAATAACGGAAGGAATGACACTTGAAAAACTGCAAGTGATTATTCAGGCACAAACCAAGGAATATATGGAGGCCATGAATAAAGTGCAGCAGCAGACCGCCAAAACCACAAACAAGGTAGAGGGGTATGTTGGAAAAATCAAGAGTGCATTCGGAAAAATAGGAAAAGTTTTGGGGATCGCCCTATCAGTGGCGGCAATAGTAAATTTTGGAAAACAATGCATTGAGCTTGGTTCAGATCTTGCCGAGGTGCAAAATGTTGTTGATGTGACATTTGGAGCACTAAATAGAGAGGTAGAAGAATTTGCTCAGAACGCCTTGGAACAATTTGGGCTTTCTGAGCTATCTGCAAAGCAATATACCTCTACAATGGGAGCCATGCTGAAATCAATGGGCTTCACAACTCGGGCAGCAGCAGATATGAGTATGGAACTCACGGGGCTGGCCGGAGATGTTGCATCATTTTACAACCTGAGCGGAGATGAGGCTTTTGCCAAGATCAGATCCGGTATATCAGGAGAAACGGAGCCTCTCAAACAGCTTGGAATTAACCTGAGTGTGGCCAATTTGGAACAATTTGCGCTAACTCAGGGAATGACAAAGAGCTATAATGCAATGAACCAGCAAGAGCAGGCTTTATTAAGATATAATTATCTGCTCTCGGTCACTTCAGATGCTCAGGGAGATTTTGCGAGGACTTCAGATAGCTGGGCCAATCAGACAAAAATACTCACAGAGCGTTTTAATTCCCTGAAGGCAGCCATTGGCCAAGGCCTGATAAATGTGTTTACTCCGGTTTTACGGGTACTTAATCAGGTAATTGCAAAACTAACAGAAGCAGCCAAGGCCTTCCAACGCTTCACGGAGATAATAACGGGGAAGAAAAGCCAAACCAACAACAGCATGAGTGGCGTGGCCACAAACACAGAAAATGCCACAGTGGCCATGGGAGGCCTCACCAGCGCAACGAATAAAGCGGGAGGGGCGGCCAAGAAGGCTGAGGAGGCATTTCACGGGCTTTTGGGATTTGATGAGATAAATGCACTCGCAAAGGCGCAAGATAGCTCAGAGGGCGGCTCAGACACCTCAGGGGGCGGCTTGGACGATATGAGCGGATTCGTAGATGATACCGCTCAGGAAACAGATCAGGAGCTCAACCCCGTGCTCCAAAAGCTCATTGATAAGCTGAAGGAGCTGAGAGATCTTTTCAAAGAAGGATTCAAGGCTGGGCTTGGAGATGTAACGCTGGAACCCCTGAAGAACGCAATAGATGGGATAAAAACCAGCCTGAAAGAAATATTTACAGATCCGGGAGTGCTGGCAGCAGCGGATAATTGGGCCAATACGGTTGCCTATTCGTTAGGGCAGATAACCGGAGCGGTGGCAAGTATCGGCATAACAATAGCCACAAACCTATTTGGAGGCCTCAATAAGTATTTAGAGGGCAACAAGGATCTGATAAAGCAACGCCTCATCAATATGTTTGACATATCAGCGGAAATATGGACTATTCAAGGCAACTTTGCTCAGGCGTTTGCCAATATCTTCTCTGCATTCGGGGGAGAGAACGGCCAAAGAGTAACCGCAGCACTGATTGGAATATTTGCAAATGCATGGATGGGCGTAAATGAGCTCTGCATGAAAGCATCCCGTGATGTTATGGATGTGATCACAAGGCCGTTTATTGATAATCAGGCCGCTTTGAAGCAGGCTCTTGATGATACTCTTGGAGTAATAGCCACAACCTTGGAAACCATCAAGGGAGTGGTGGATGAAACAGTTTCAAAGGCTTCAGAGGTGTATGATGCACACCTGAAACCAATGTTTGATGCGCTGGCAACGGGCCTGAGTTCTATTACGGCAACGATAACAGCAGCATACCAAACCTATATTTTGCCGGTGCTGGATGGGCTGAATGAAAAGTTTGGAACATTCGTGGATCAGCATTTGCAGCCAATGATCAACAAGTTTTTGGAGTTGATTGGAACTATTGCGGATGGCGTAACTAAGATATGGAATGAGCTTCTTGTGCCATTCTTTAATTGGTTTATTCAGAATGTAGCCCCGATTGTAGCGGAAAAGTTGGATTTTATTGGAAGCGTACTGCTCACAGTGCTTGGGGTTGTAGCAGATGTGATTGGCGGAATATTTGATGCGCTTGGCGGCCTGATAGATTTTATTGTGGGTGTATTCACCGGAGATTGGCAGCAGGCATGGGATGGCATCAAGGCATTTTTCAAAGGGATTTGGGATGCCATATATGCGATCATATCAACCGTATGGAATGCTATTTATTCGGTGGTTAGCTCAGTAATATCCGCAGTGAGTACGGTGATCAGCTCCGTGCTGAATGTTATAAAAACGGTGTTCAGTACAATTTTCACAAGCATAAAAACCACAGTAACCACAATATTTAATGCGATAAGGTCAACTATAACAATGGTGTTGGCCACAATCCAAACTGGAATAAGTACAGCGCTAAACACGGTAAAAACAATATTCAGCACAGTTTTCACAAGCATAAAAACCACAGTAACCACCATTTTCAACTCCATGTGGAGCACCATAAAAGGCGTGATCAATTCCATCATTGGAGGAGTGGAAGGCATGGCAAACGCCGTTGTAAACGGCATCAATACAGTAATTAAGGCCATGAACAATCTGAGCTTTGAAATTCCTGATTGGGTGCCGGACATGGGAGGCAAAACCTTTGGCTTTAATATCCCGACACTGAGCACGGTATCTCTGCCAAGGCTGGCCATGGGCGGCGTTGTAGATGGCGCAACCCCTCTGATCGCAGGCGAGGCCGGAAAAGAGGCTATTGTGCCGCTTGAAAAAAATACCGGTTGGATGGATCAGATAGCAAACCGATTGGGAGAGATGATTGTTGGCAGCCTGAATGGCTTCTTTGAGATGTTTGAGGGCACCGGCAGCGAAGATTGGCAGACCATCACCACAGTGGTGCAGATTGATGGCAGAACACTTGTGGAACAAACCGACAAGGTAAGACGAAGGAAGGGCTATGAAATGAGCCCGGCATAAAGGAGGGAGAACCACATGGCGGCAAGAAGCAACACCGGGATCCTGATTGTGGAGGGAATCTCCCTCCCGGATCCTTCAGAAATGACACCTTCAGATTATGACATTTCGGACAGTGATAGAAATGCAAACGGGAAAATGATCACTCAGATCATCCGAGAGGATGTGCATAAGCTGGAATGTAAATGGAGCAAATTGGAGGTTGCGGAGTATTTGCTGATCCGAAGGGCAATAAAGAAAAAATTCGGCATATCAGTACAATATTTCTGCCCGGACACCGGGGAAAAAGGAACACTCATCATGTATGCCGGAGATCGAAAAACCCCAATCCTATATTTCAAAGGGTGGGAGGATGGAAAACCGGTATACAAAAATGTTTCATTGAATTTTATAGAAATGTAGGTGAAGCAGATGCAATATGTAAGCACAGAGTACAAAGATGCCATGAAGCAGCTTGCAAGAAACAAATCCTATATGAAAATCAATATAGGCCTGATCAATCAGAAAGCTCAGGAAAACTCCGTTGTGCAGCCGGGAGGTTTCGCATACTTTTCAAACCTGAAAAAGCCGCTCAACAATGAGAGCGTAAGCAAGAAATACGCTACTTTTGAGAGGGGTTATACGCAAGCAGATGGCTCAAAATATTTTCTGCCCCGGGAACACCCCGGGGCAAATTATTATAATGCCGGGATAGTTACAGAGGCACTCTGCAAGGATGGAAAACAGCCGAGTATGCTGATCAAATTCAAAACAGAGGATCCGGTGGATATAAAAGGCCTCACAATTCAATTTGGAGAGCTTTACCCGGTAGAGTTTACGGTGGAAACGGATGAAAAGACCGTGAGTATTGAGAATGATGGATCACTTTGCAGGACAGAGGAAACCTTTAACAATGCAACCTATATGAGAATCACAGCGAAAAAGATGCTAAAGGGCAATGCACGGCTGAGGATAGAAACACTCACTTTTGGCATTGGCATTGTGATGGATAATGAGAAGATAGTGAGTGCGAACCTGAAAAGCATTATTTCCCCGATTTCTGAAAGCCTTCCGGCCATTGATTTTGATGTAACTATTGAAAACATGGATAAATACTACAATGTGGACAATGCGGATAGTGCAATCCAATACATGAGCACCGGGCAAGAGTTAGAGGTGCATTATGGCTATACCCTGAACAATGGAGATGTGGAATGGGTAAAAGGCGGCACGCTATACATGAAAGATTGGAGTGCAGATGATACTCAGGCCAAGTTTCAGGCAGTGGATATTTTTGAGTATATGCAGGATGAGTATAAAAGGGGAGAGTACAAGCCTCAGGGCATTTCACTTTATGATTTAGCCATAGATGTACTTCAGGATGCCGGGATTGTAAAGGATAAATATTGGGTAGATCCTCACCTGAAGGATATTATTGTGTATAATCCACTCCCGGTAGTGATGCATAAGGAATGTTTACAGCTCATTGCCAATGCCGGGAGAAGCGTGGTGATGCAGAGCCGGGATGGCGTGATAATGTTGAAAACTTCATACGTGCCGGATGTAAGCATTGCGGCCAATCAGGCAGCTCCATACGGAGATATACAAAAGGTGCTCCAAACAGTACCGTATAGTGAATACGCCTCTTTTGAGCGCAGCTACACCAAGGCAGACGGAAAGCAATATTTTCTGCCAAGGGGGCAAAATTATATGGATGCCGGGTATGTGAGCGCCTCCACAGGGGATGAGAACGGGCAATTTGATGAAAACCCGGTGATCACCTTCTCAATGGAAAGCGCATACACCTTTTACAACATGAATCTGATGTTTGGAACGGTGTGGCCGGAGGAGTTTCTGATAAGAACATATAACAACGGCCAAAAAATAGGCACCTACAGAAGCAAGGCGGTGAAGCAAACCACAGTGGTGAATTATACTTTTGTGGATGTTGATAAAATTGAGATCGAATTTACAAGGGCAGCACCATTCAACCGGATCCACCTGAAGAGAGTGGAATTTGGAGAGGCAACGGATTACAACCTGACATATGACGATCTGAAGAAAACACCAAGCGGCACGAAGCTGGAAAAGGTGAAAGAGGTGAGGGTGATCCGCACCATTTACACCAAAGGAACGGAGCTGAAAGATGTTACCACCGAAGAGATCACGCTCCCGACCAAACAGATCTCCTATGAGTTTGGATTTAACAATGCGGTGCATGATTTGAGCGTGTGCTGCCTGATTGATGATGTGGAATTTGAGTGCGGGGCTGTAATTGAGCAGATAGGATCCTATTATTGTAAAGTAACCATCACGGATCCACCGACAACACCCACGGATGTTGTGCTGACTATCAGAGGTTATGAGTATGGAATTTCTACCACACAAACAACCACGAAACTGAATAATACTGGCAGCATTAAAACATGGGATAATCCGCTAATCAGCTCAGAAACGGATGCGGCAAACCTTGTGGAGTGGGTTGGAGCGTATTACGCAGCGGAAAATGAGTATGATTTGGAATACAGAGGAGATCCGGTGCTGGATTGCAATGATCTCATATATTTGGAGAGCCGGGTGGTGGATGATCTTATGGTGAGAGTAGAGGAGACAGATCTGAAGTACACCGGAAGCCTCAGCGGCAAATTGAAGGCAAGGAGGGAGAAATAATGTGGCAGCAGCCAAAAACTGATTGGCAGGCAGAGGATGATGTGCTATGCAGTGATTACAACCGCATAAAAGGAAACATTGAATTTCTGAAGGAATTGGCCTACACACTGTATTTTCCATTTCCACTTGAAGATATGGGAGAGGATAAAGCAGAGGAAGAGTACCCATATGCAGATGAAATCAACCGAATTGCGGATAATTTGGAGCTGCTGGCAGCAGGCAGCTATCATGTGGATGTTGGTACAAAAATCGTATATGAAGAAAATGGGCCATACATAGCCTATGGGGATTTGAACCGCATTGAGAGCGCAATCCTGCAACTTTATGAAAATATGAACCGGATAAAAGCGGTTAAAGGGCGGCTTCCTTTCCGGTTAGGAACAAGGAGGGATCCATTTTGATAGTTTTACCGATTAACCTCAAAGATGATGATTATGAGGGAGAAAAAAAGTGGGAGCAGAACATCAATGATGATGGTACAAGCTCTTTCAAAGATGTAACAGAATACAAAGAGAAGGGCTCTGATTTCGGAGCCACAGAGGTGAATAAGATCCACGCAGGGATCATGGGATTTGTTTCAGGCAAGACCACCTTCAATGATGATGGTAGTATTTTGGAAGTGGATGCATGGGGTAATAAGAAAAAGACCACCTTCAATGATGATGGCACCATTTTTGAGGCATTATATGATGCCAATGATACCTATTTAGGAGGGAAAACA